AATAAGGCTTCAAGACCAGCTTGTGGCAGTAGACCAGCTTATTGATCATCGTGGTAAATGCCAGCTTCAAATCATCATCACGGATATAAAGCATAGAGCACCTGCTGGTGTCCTCCAGGTGAGTGTTGCACACCCAGGCTGCGTATTTCCCGTAGGTGCTGGAATGGATTCTCCTACGGAAGGTATTCCCGCATTCGCTGCAGATAATCTTGCCAGAAAAGGCATAGCGCTGCTGATACTTAGCATTTCCCTTCTTGATGCCTTTCTCACTTGCTCGTTGTTCAATCAAGGCTGATGCGGCTTCAAAATCTTCGTGGCTTATAATTGCTTCGTGGTGATCTGGCACATAGTACTGATCGAGGTGGCCGTCGTTCTTGTGGCGATTAAAATTGCTGTCGGTATAGGTCTTTTGGAAAATGCAGTCACCGGTGTATTTTTCATTCCTGATGATGTCGCGAATGCTGGTAGAGGTCCAGCGGCCGCTTTTCTTGGTTGGAACCTGTTCCTGGTTTAGCTCCTTGGCGATAGCCTCTGTGCCTTTCCCGGAAAGAAGCTCTCGAAAGATGCGCTTTACAATTTCAGCCTGCTCAGGATCCACCAGGATTTCTCCGTCCTTCCAGCGATAGCCGTAAGGCACATAGCCAAGCTTATAGGTTCCATCCAGGAAGCGTTTCTTAATACTCCACTTGTTATTTTCGGAAATCGAAGCGGATTCGCCTTCGGCCATAGAGCTTAGGATGGAAAGAAACAGCTCACTTTCCATCGAGCCGGTGTTGATATTTTCCTTCTCGAAATAGATCGAAATATCCAGTGACAGAAGCGTTCTTACTATCTCCAAGCAGTCTGTAGTATTTCGGGAGAGGCGGCTGATGGACTTGGTGATTACAAAGTCGATTTTCTTTGCTTTACAATCTTCGATTAGTCGCAGGAGCATTGGCCTTTTATCAGCCTTGGTGCCGGTGATACCTTCGTCAAAGTAGAGCCCTGCAAAGGTCCAGTTATCACGGGAGGTGATGTAGTTTTTATAGTGCTCTTTCTGTGCATCCAGACTTTCGAGCTGTGCATCAGAATCCGTGGAAACGCGGCAGTAAGCAGCCACGCGGAGCTTCTTTTTCGAAGCCAGTGAAGGTTGGATTTTATCGATTTTGGTTACCTTCTTCATGGTGATTCACCTCCTTTGTCAGTGTATATACATCACTCTAAAGGCCACATATATCAAGTGATTCTGGGCATAATCTCGACGAACATCGGAGAGAATGTATCGCGGTTTAGCTGCGTCAATTTGTTGAATTCCACCAAGGAAATAAGTCCAGCGGAGAGCAGCGCTTCGCTGGCTCTTTGGGCCATGAAGTAGTCGTGATCCTGTTGAATTTCGATGGATGATATCGGTGCGGCCTTTAGATGAGAAGCGATATCCGTTGCCTGTAATACTGCTTTTGTTTCTTTCTGCATGAAAAGTACCTCCAGTTTCAGTTCTTCACTTTCCCCTGGAGATTCGTGATGGATTTGAGCGGATAAAAATGACAAGGTGCATCAAGGTCTATGTATAAACTTCTCTATAGGCTATAAAAATAGGTCTATAGAAAAGTTAGGAAAGTATCATTGATACACCTTGCAGACAAAAAGAAAAAGGGCCTATAAGGATGCAAGTCCTCATAGACCCTGATGGTTATCCCAGTAATTCATTTACTTTTGCCTGTACAGACGCATAATCATATCCGGCAGAAGTAAGGCGATTTCTTCTGTCAGCGCCATTGCCCCAGTCGCCACGGATGACTTCACGCGCGATTTCATCCATGGATTTGAGCGTTGAAACAGAGGTACCGGATTCTGTTGTGATGAAGGCATCAAAACCGGCAGTCTTGAGCTTTGCCATCATGTTGTCAGCATTGGCTTTCTCACGATAGACACCGACTTGAATCTTATAGAGTCCTCCGATTTGTACCATATAGGTATCAAAGCCAGCAGCCTTTACGTGGGCAAGCTGGGCATCAGCATTGGCCTTGTTCTTATAAGCTCCGACTTGTACACGATAAAGGGTACCCTCGGTAGGGGAAGTTCTTCCACCAAGATTTGCAGTAACCCTTGCAGCCAGATCGCCCAGGCGGGCATAGAGCCAGTTGCCAGGGCAGGATTTGTTGGCAAACCATCTATGGACAGTGATCACCATTTCATCAGACTTCGGTGCATAATTCAAAGTCTTGTCCTTGTCTCCAAGCCACAAAAGCTTCTTCTTGCCATTACGCTTGCAGATATCGGTGCAGAGCGAGATAAGAGAAGCATAGACCTTATCATTCATCGCATAGGGCTCCGACATGTCAGAGGCACATTCGATGGTGATGGCTCTTTGGTCGTTTGCATTGGAAGAGGAGCACCAGCTACGGTTTTTCTCTTCAACACATAAGGAGATTCGTCCGTCAGTGCCGATTCCATAGTTGCAGGAAGCCTGACGAGAAGGGCTGGTAAAGCATCCGCAGATACTTTCGGCAGATAACTGACCGACCACGCAGTGTGGCGTGATTCGGTCGATGGAATGGGTTCTCTGTCCAGAGTGGTTTGGACTGAGCTTGGTATAGGATACCAAGGAGCTGTTCGTATAAGCCATTTTATTTATCCTCACTTTCTGCTCTGTCATGGAGCTGTTCTAAAACGGTTTTGATCTTCTCCGGTACCGGAAGGCCGAGATGCGCTGCATTCTCAAGAAGGCTTACACCCTCATTGGAAATGTAGAAAAAGATCACGGCGGTACGAAGCACACTACCGGTACCGATGACCTGCACATCAAGAACATTTGCAATCCCAACCAGCAGGAAGATGAGCACCTTTCGGCAGATGCCCTTAAAGCCCACTTCACTGGAGAGGTTTTTGTCTGCAATTGCATACATGACGCCTGTGATGTAGTCGATCACCACAAATGCGAGCAGTGCGTAAAGCAGACCGTCACAGCCACCGAGGAAGTAGCCAAGCCATCCTCCGACAGCTGCAAATGCAAGTTGAATCGTGTTCCAGAATTCCTTCATAATGTTTGTCCTCCTTTGAATTTTGGGTATGAAAAAAGCACCTCGTGATGAGATGCTTGATTCCGAAATGATACAGAGTCATTCCTCTGTAATGGTGTATGTGATTTTCATGGTCTTATCTGCGGTCTTGATGACCGGAGTGCCCAGGTTATTGATGGTAGCAAGGTAGGGAGTAATCAAGAACAGCTCCCGGTATAGATTGTAGACATTCGACCGAAAAATCCATTCACGAAGTGCATATGTTTTATACCGCGCCATCTGATTTCGTCCCCAGGATGCGTAGCTTGCATCTGGCGTATCTCGTACATAGAGCTTTGGCTCGCCGTTCAAAAAATACCAGCCGTTGATCACGATGTCATCATCTACGATATAGGTCCACATGGTTGACGAGACATAGGTGATATTCGGTACCAGCTCAATGTTTGCCACATTGGTGGTATCAATGCGATACACCTGATTGCCCGTATAGCACATGAGCCATTTTCCACTCATACCCAAGCTGTAGAATTCACTGATGCCACTTGGAGCTACGATTTTCTGCGTGGTGCATTTATTGCCGTCAATACAGTCCATGTACCACTCGTAATCCTGGTGAGTGTAGTAGTCCTTGTTGCCGCTGGTGTGACTATATTTACGGTTTTCTCGCCTGACTAATCCATACCATTTTCCGTCAGCACCATGATACAGATAATTCCAGATTTCAGAATTGTCGCTATATGGTTCCTCCGTTCCATCCTTCTGTCCTCCTATGTAGTGGTAGTAGGAAG